TTGGGTCCCCCAATAGTGCGGTTTAGTCATGGAGTTTTATATCAAGATATTCCTTGCATAGTTCAAGATTATGCAGTTTCACATCAAGATCATATTTATGATTTAGATACTTTAATGCCTCACTACATTGATTTTAAATTAAATTTAGAAGAGTTTAGAACTGGTGATTTTGGATCGTTTGAAAAATATACACCAATAAAACGAGATAATTTAGCAGGTTTTGAAGCAGTCATTTTTGATGACAACCATAGTTTAGACTCAGGTAAATTAAAATGAGTAATTTTCAAAATTCAAATGGACCTTATAGTTTAGATAAAAAAACTTATAGGCACAGAGGAAAAGCAGTAACTACAATATTACACTCTAATAAGTTTGATACTATTATTCAAAATATTAAAACTGCTTATAAATATGAAGTAGCATTTTTACCAGCAGGACTTAAACAAAGACCAGATTTAATAGCTAATGATTATTATGGCAATCCATCAAATTGGTGGTTAATATTGTTTGTTAATAATATTAAGGATCCATTTGAAGAATTAAGTGAGATGAAAAGAATTATATTACCAAAAATAAAATGAAAACTTTTATACCAACGCCATTTCTTTTTATAGGATTCAATAAAGATGCAATTGATAAAATCTTTTTGGATCCTAACTCACTAGCTACTACTGATATTATACAAAAAATAAAAGAGTATTCTGGAGACAAAGACGATTTTTTGCTATTTGAAAATTATGCTAATCCAAATTTTTTAAAATTAGAACACACTTTTGGTGCTGGGGGTAATGGAGGATATCAAATTCAGATTGATCTTATTGATCCTAGCAACGAATTTGAAAGAAGAATGATTGGCACTACATCATACCCAGAAAATGTACCCTTTTCTCTCATAGACAGTAGTGGAACTCCAATAAGTATTAGTGATTCTCAAAAACTAGAAAGTAAAGTACGAAGAGAGTTGTACTTAGATTCTATAAAACAATATGTTAGTCAAAATACTACAAGAAATTATTACATTGCTTATGGTGTAGGAACAAATCCGAGATATTGGGCTGGACCGTTTTCTTGTATTTTGTTAAAAGCAGATATAGAGACTTCTGAATTTAAAAAAATTAGTTGTACATTTGCCGCAAGCCCTGCTGGATTTGGTCAAGAAACTATCAAAAAATTTAAAAATACAAAAAATGCAGTCGATATGCAAGGCATGAAACGCCAAATTACAGGAGCATCTAAACCAATAAAGTTTAATGAATTTATTGAAGGTAAAAGCGAATCATTTTATGATCCTTACTTATTGGCAACAAAACAATCGAATTCTATAGCTGAAATAAAATCTTCAATAGGATCTAAGTTAGGCGATAAACAAGGAGATAAACTTTCCTCAGTATCTAACTTTGTTAAGATGGTTGATTTTCATGCCTTGGTAACTGATTGTATTGCAAATTATGTTGCTAAAGTGACTGGTAATGATAATGTAATTGTTTTATTACCTAATTTAAACTATTTATTAGCAAGTTCTGAAGGTTTCGTTGAAGATTTAGAGGCTTCAAAAAATTCTTCTAATGAAAAATTTAAAAATGTAAATGATATTAAATTAAGAATAGCTTTGCGCTTTAGACAGGCATTGAGTGATGCCTTATCTTATTTATCCCAAATGAGTCAAGTTATTTATGCTGGAACAAATGATCCATTAAAACAGGATTTTACAAAAGATCAAACTTTGGATGCAAAAGAAATTTCTTGGTTGACCGATCCAGAAAAACACAAAGATAGAGATTCCAGACTAAAATCTTTTTTTAAAGATAATAACTTTTATACAACATTAGATACAGTAGTTCAAAATAATAATACTGTAGATCACTACGAGCTTTTAACTAAATTAATAGATGAAATAAATAGAAATAATAATTCATATAAAATAAATCAATTAGCATTATATCAAGAAACCAATTCAAAAATATTAAAAGTTTTTAAAGAATATTTTGATAAACAGGATCCCGCGTTTAGATTCCCATCAACTTTTAATGAATCCGTAGTTGTTGTTGGTGACCCTAACATGATTCAAAAATATCTTTATTCTGGTGAAGTTATTCCATCAGATAAAAGTGATTTAACTGGAGTTACGATAGATATAATTCTAAAAGGGCAAAATGATTCTGAGTATGTAAAATCACCTATTCAAGTATTCCACCCTAAAGATAAAGTATTTTTTACAGCCGATTACCATAATAAAATTTATGAAGTAATGTATCCAGATGATGAAAATCCTCCTTATGGTCCAAACTCAGAACCCCCAGATATTTTTGCTTATACAGATACAAAAGATATTTCTAAGCAGGGTAAGAAGTTAAATAGATATCAAGTATTTAAATACAATACACAAAATGCAAATGTTTTAAATTTAAAAATTGATTTGAATCCTTCTTACTTAGTTGAATTAAAAACTGGATTTCAAAAAGAATTATTTAAAACAGCTACAACTAAGTTAGCAGGAATTTACAGTGATGAGTATACTTTAAATACTTTTTTATCTGAAGAAGCTATTATTGGTTATATTCAAAACAGATTGAAATCTTCTGAAATTATAAATAAAGAAATATTAATAAAAGAAGTATCTGAGATTTTAACTGCTAATGGTATTCCTGACGAACTAAAAGGAGATCCTATAACAATTGCTAAAAATTGTTTGGCTTTAGCAGAAGGTGGAATGATATCAAAAAACAGACAAACTATTATAGTTGATGCTTTTAGCCCAAAAAATCCAGCTATAATAATGTCAGATATGGCAAATCAATTATACAGAAAATCACTTATCTTGGTTTTAGAAACTTTACCATTTTTTCATATAAGTAACATAGGGCATATTCACTCTCCTGTACTACTATTTGCTCAGAGTGGTAAACTATTAAATAGCAATCCTTCATATGAAAACGATCCATTCTTTACTTTTATTAGCGGTATTTATAATGTAATTGGAGCAAAACATATAATGGATTCTGGAGAAATAAAATCAGAATTTACATTGGTTAGGAATCAAAAGGCCCTATTAAAAGAAAATAATAAGAACCAAAAGGAAGAATCCGCATGATTTCAATAGCTGAAGTAACACGAACAGAGCAGATTTCTGATGGTATTAGATTTTTTGCACATATTAATTCTTTAGGTAATGAAGAAAAAGAAATTATTTATGTATCACCTTTTTTGGGTGCAGGGCATGGGGGATTCGTAGCAATACCTAGCCCCGGACAAAAGATTGTAGTGGTAAGACCTAATGATGACGAGTTCTTTTACTACTTGGGATCTTTCTTAGAACCCCCTAAAAATTTAAGTTCAGAGAATGATGAATTAAAAAAAGAGTTAGAGGATCCTGTAGAGAATTTAGATTCCCAATTGTATAAAGCTAGGGGAATCCCTCAGCGAACATTTTGGAAAGATTCTAAAGGAAATAAAATAGTCTTATCTGATGAATATAATCCAGAGTATTTTAATTTAAAAATAGCACTAACCTCGTTTACGGGTAAACTACTTGGATTCATAGATAGCCCACTAATAGCATCTATCTTTATGAAAAATGATCATGGAGATGGGATAACTATTACTTCTGAATCAAATGTTGTTGACGCTGGAAGAGAAATAAAAAGCGTAGCCCACACCAACCAAGAACACTTTGTTCGTCATGGAGACTATTTGGTAGTCGTCAATGATGGTAGAGAGATCAAATTGTGTAACAGGTCTTCTGGTGCGTACAAGGAGCCAAACAGCAATAGATATGGTAATATCAATCTAGAATCGTATAATAAAGATATTAATTTATTTGCTAGGTCAGAGCAAATAGGAAAAATTCATATAGAATGCACTAATTCAAATGCTGACGAACAAATAGTCCAAATAAAAACTACCTCAAATAATTCAGTAGTTAGGATATCTTCATCAGGTAAAATTGAGATAACTACCAATGGAGATCTAGATATAAATGCAGATCAAAACATTAACTTGAATTGTGGAGGAAGTTTTAGTGTTAATGCTGGAGCAGGGATAGAACTAAAAGCATCTAGCAATGTAAATTTAGATGGCTCTCAGATTCATTTAAATTCTAATAGAGCCTCACCAATTTCACCTCAGATAGGAACTACTGAAAGTGATTACGAAGGAGTGTATGCGTACTAATGGCTTCATTTGATTTAGAAACATTTTTAAGAGTACAGAACCAAGGTGGAGGTGCATTTGAAGCACTCGGAGCTAGTTTTGGAATTCCAAACTGTTTACTTGATTTAGGTAAAGAAGCTTTATCTATTTTACCAACTAGCATATTGGCAGATGTTACTGGTCAAGTTAAGGATGCTAGAGATCTTGCAGATTCAGTTACCAAAGAGATAGTTAAAAAAATAATGCTTGATACAGGCATCATAGAATTTGATACTGAAACTGGTAGATTAAAGTTTAGATCAGATTCAACCAGAGATAAATTAGATAATGATACTTTACAAGTTCTAAAAAATTTATCAGGAGCTTTACAAGCTTTTGCGTATGCCTCTCAATTTGGAGCACAGTTGTACGCAAATTTCCAAAGTATATCTAATCAATTTGCACTGATCGAGGAATGTTTTGATAAGTTTGAGCAATTGCAAAAGTTCCAATCTGGTAATTCAGCTAATCAAAAGCAGTTGTTGTCGCCAGCACAAGTGGTTGAATTAGAAGAAAAAAAATATGCATTGGATAAAGTTAGATATCAAAATGCAATAGATTTCATGAATAAATGTGATTCTTTCATAGCTACAACTAATGAGATAGTATATGAAAGAAGTTTAGATCCCACATTAGAACCTAAGTTTTCAGACTCAACAGAATTTGATCAATTTTTAGATGGTACAACTTTTGAAAGAGTGCCTGTAGATGAATTAATACAAGGTGGGAGAAGACCCCAAATTGGAACAGGGGCGGGAACTGAAATAGAAGCAGAAGAAGATATATTTAGATTGGAGTTTGGACCACCAATAAGCACTAGGGGTTATTTCTTACTAACAAAAGATGGTTTGTATTATGATTCGCAAAAAGGTGGACTAGATCCGATTTTATTAAGTATAAACCCAGATGTGATCCCTGATGGGGATAGATGGAAATATAATTTTGATCCAAACATAGGAGGCAAAGGAACTGCAATAACTTTCCAACAATATCAAGATTATAAAGATACTTTATTCGATCCAGATAAGATTGATGAAAGTAGAACTTTATTAAATTACTATGAACAAGATCATTTCTTACAAAATTTAATACAGCAAAGAGATAAACAAGTTTATGATTTATCTTCTGCATTAACAGATGAAATTGCTTTAAACGGGGAAAGTTCAGTTTCAAAAAACATGAGACTAAGCTTGGCTTCTGAATTATCTTATCATAATTTTAAAATTAGAAAGCGTAAAAAACAAATTGAGATTGCTGTAAAAGCACCCAATGTTTTTGAGTCCAAAGTAGAATCCCCCAAAATATTCCAGCCCGGACAAATCCCTATTAATGATTTTTCATACTTGAATGATTATGATTTTGCAATAGAATTTGATAAGCAAAGAAGGTTGATGTTTACTCAAGGGGATTTGGAAGGGATTATATTACCCATACAGGCTAGATTTACTTCAAGTCCTATAAAACGCACAGAGGCTCCAAATATCAATTTAACTGTGCCTGAAATAGGGATAGGATCTATCATTTACGAAAATATAGATCCTTCTTCTAGTACGATGCTATCTTTGACAGATATCGTTGTAACGGATAAATTGTTTGCAATTTATAATTTATTGCAGCCTAAAGTTGTTCAACCATCGTCAAATGAATTTTTTATGACGAATACTGTGACTAATAACAAATATAATAATTTGCAATTAGTTAGTAATTTTGCAAGCTCAGTTTATTTCTCGGGATTATCTATTCCTTACTTAGAAGGAATAACAAAAAATAAATCGAGCAGCCCAACATTGGCTTCTGGTTTAGGATCATATCTTAGATTACCAGATACGAGAGAATATAGAGAATATATGTATAATCCAGATGGATTTACTTTTGAATGTTGGGTTCATGTTCCAAATCTATTAAATGCTGGCACCGGGTGGCTAAGTGCTACAGCATCTTCATTGACAAAAGTTCTATTGGCAAATGAGAATGTTGGACTAAAAGAGGGTTCAAGTCCCCCCTTAGACGAACTAGGTAATCCTAGAGATCTAGATTTCCTACCTATCAGTGATGGAGATTCCTATACCAAAGGAGTTGTAATTGGATTCACTAGGGATAGGAGAATCACCAAAGAAGGTTTAGGGTATAGTAACAATAATTCCGATAATAATCCTCAAAACTCTTTAAGCTTCTTCATAGCACCAACACAATCAAAAGATGCGAGTTCTTGTTCTTGGATAAACAAGGCTAACTGCAATGAAACTGAAAGTTTCTACAAGATGAAAGTTGATTGTTCAACAACAGTCAATGGCAAGAGTTTTGGGCAAGCATCGTCAACATTTGTATTAGTTAATATTTCATGTGATCCAAAAACAGACACAATTAAAATGTATTGTGATGGAGAATTAATGGCTACTTCTGCTGTTAGTGAGGTTTTTGGAGTTCAGAAATATGGAACTCCAGACCTCCCCTCTTTTAAGAAGAGAAATAGTTTTGAATACCAAACTTCTAGTGTTGACGGTCCCAGAAGTTTAAAAGCTGGACCAAAATTAAATACTTTCTATACTCCTTGGATTGTTGGAGGCGGGTATACTGATGGAATGTATTTAAATGGTAACTTCATGGGAGGTGACAGAGGGGGTATAACTAGTGGCTTGCGTGGGCACATAGGAAGTTTAAAATTTTACGCAAAACCACTAGATAGTAATGAAGCCTTAAAAAATTATAAGGCTCAAAGTGTATACTTTAAAAATATCTTAACCTAATATGGCGTATAATCAAACAGTTAGGGTTTTCGGTCCAACCACTCAACTAGTCCTAAGAGATACCATTAGGGCTAAAGAGAAGTTTTTTGGATTAAATTATCCAATAGGTAAATATACAGCAAACGGCGGGTACTTTAAAAAAACTTCTGGATATGAAACTTTAAAATCCTCTATAACTCAACTTCTACTTACTGAAAGAGGAGAAAGGGTTATGTTGCCATCTTTTGGGTGTTCTTTAAAGAAATTTTTATTCCAACCACTAAACTCTTTATTATTCAATCAAATTAAAGAGGAGATAGTAGATTCGATAACTAGATACACTCGGGATGTAAAAATATTAAAAATAGGTGTTTTTGAATTAGATAAAATTAATTTAGATGGTAGTCATGGATTAAAAATAATTTTATCTTTAGCTTTAAGCCAAGAAGCTCAGACTCAATTTGAAATAGAAATTATTGTCCAATGACATTTAAGAATACAGCACAATCAGATTTTATGAAACTTGTTGTCTTTCCAGACGATAAGAAGGCGAGTTTAATTAATTATGCATCTAGTGATTTCTTATCTTTAAGGGATGCACTAGTTGATTATATAAAAGCAGTTTACCCATTAGAATATGATTATTTTGTTGAATCTGATTTAGGAATGATGTTGATTGAATTAGTTGCCTATATGGGGGCTGTGATGTCTTTGAAAGCAGACTTTTTAGCTAATGAAAATTATTTAGCAACTGCTAGAGATAGAAATTCAATTAAAAAGTTATTTCAATTGATTGGAGTAAGATTAAAAGGTCCCCTATCATCTGCTGCACAAGCTTCCATAACATTTAATGGAACTCCCGGAAATGCAGTCATACCAATAGAAAATAGAACAATAACAGTAAAATCCCCTGAAGACGGTGCTAGTTTAGCTTTTACTGTATATAAAACCAACAATGGGGTTGTTGACACTGCAAATTCCACTGGGCAAATAGCTCTATCCCAAGCTGAAAGTGTTGGGGCTGCTGGGCTAACTTGGACCAATATAGTACTTCAAGAAGGAAGTTTGATTTCTGATGAAGGTGAGTTTGCAGCAACTGAATCAATAAAAACAATACCTTTAACTGAAAGCCCAGTCATTGAAGGGTCAATAGATGTTTATGTTAACACTGGAGACTCAACGACTTCAGGAGCTTACACAGAAGTAGAAAACATTTTCTTTGCTTCTAGTACTACTCAAAAAATATTTCAAGTAGTTTATGATGATGATTATAAAGCAACTGTCGTATTTGGTAACGGAATAAGAGGTGTAATACCCCCTGATGATGCTTCTTATATTGTGACATACAGAGTTGGTGGTGGTAGTAGAGGAAACATAATTTCAAATTACATAAACTCAAACATAATAGGACAAGCTAATAGGACTGGGGTAGTTACAAATACGACACCTGCCACAGGGGGAGCAGATGCAGAAACCGTGTTCCATGCTAAAAAATACGGTCCTTTAACTTTTGCTAGACAAGATAGGGTCGTAACTTTAGAAGATTACACTGTTTTTGCAAATACTTTTATTAGTGATTATGGAACAGTAGGAAAAGCTTCTGCTGTCACTAGAAAAGCATATTGTTCAGGAAATATAATTGATATTTATGTTTTAGAAAAAGCAAACAATTTACAAGTGCAAAAAGCTAGTCCTACATTTAAACAACAGTTGATTACTGCATTGCAACCCAAGAAAATGGTAACTGATGAGATTGTAGTTGTAGATGGATTAGTTAGAACATTAGATTTAATTATTACTGTCAAAGTTGATAGAAAATTACAACCTAAAGAACAAATAGTTAAGAGTAAAGTTAGAAATGCCATACTTGATTTTATGGCAGTGGATAATAGAGAATTCGGTGAAACTTTAGTTGTTGCAGATTTAAGTAGAGTTATTTTTGAGCTAGAAGAAGTAAGAATAGCTTCTATAGATAATGTTATGGAAAATATTAAAGTTGAGTTTAATGAATTAATACAACTTAATAATCTATTGATAAAAGTTGAATACTTAGACTGATGAATACTTATAATCCTAGTCCAAATCAATATTCAAAAAGAAACTTCGTAGAGGTTTTAGAGATTCTTTCTCCTAAAATATATGAAGCTAAAGATATTGAATTAAGTGGAGTAGGCATTCAAGAAGATGACCAAATCATAAATACACAAATAAATGCAGCTAATAACATGGCATCTATTTTACCTGTTTCAGGTAGAAATGATATATCTTCAATTAGCCAATTTTTCATAAAACAAAATGAACTCACCTACATAACTCCTCAAACTTTTGAAGATGATATTTTATACCCATTAGGGTATAGTTTTGAAGATTTTGAAACTCAAGAACAATTTACAGAATTCTTATCAGCAACATTACAACCAAAAATTAAAACAAATGCAACCACTTTAGCAACAACCACTAGCGGTGTATTTGGAGCAACGGCTTCTGCTGTTCATGATTATTTAATTGATAATTTAGGGTGGATTTATTTCTTAAATAATTCTAGCGGAGTTTGGAATTACCAACCTTCTAGCTATGTCACATCTCAATTATCTGGATTGTACATTGCTAGAGATATTAAAGATTTAGATGGTGTAATAGGTTTTAATAGACATTTGTGGTATAACTATTCTAGCTACATCCCAACTTCTTATTTATCAAGTGTAGGAACTTACACTAGTGGAACGCAGCAATTAGATAAATTAGAAACAATGTTGGAAGTAATTTTTTCTCCTGCATATATGGATAGGCAGGATTTTAAAGTAAAAGATGCTTTTATAGATTATATTGATGGGTTAGGATTGTTAGATGAATTAAAACCAAAGGGTCCACATAGAAAATTTTTAAAAGCCATATCCTACTCGATGGCAGATATAAATAACAATGTTGAAAAACTAGCATCATTGTACGATATAGAAAATTGTGAGCCTGAGTACTTAGAGCAATTAGCTAAATTAATAGGGTGGAAACTGTTAGGACCTGATGCATCTAAGTGGAGACAACAACTAAGATCAGCAACAGAAGCTTACAAGAAAAAAGGTACTTCTGTTGGTATTCAATTTGTTTTGAATTCAATAATTAGTGATGTATTAATTGATGCTTCAGGAACTTTAACTGAATTATGGGAATCTTATGTACCATTCATGATATGGTATATGTTAGCTACAGATTCAATTCATTTTAAGAACCAGCAAGTTTGGACAAAACAAAAAGCAGAATCATTAGGTATTTTTGGTCATGATCCCAGTAGCTTTACTAACAACATCCAATCAGTAGTAGACCACATCCTGCTTGAAGCATATTATAAATTCCCAGACAATTTTATTTATCAAGGAAAACCTTGGCCTGTTTATAGATTTTTAGAATTAGATAATGATACAGGGGAACCAATAGACATTTACACTTTAATTACTGATCCTTTAGCAAAAGATTATTTACGAATAGATAAAAGTAGAAGAAGTTACAGATCATTAAAAGTAGAACAAAATGAACAAGGTTTAGCTTATGATAATTCATTCCAAATTGGGCCTGAAGGAGAAGGAATTTATATAGCTGGGTCTCAAATACCACAAATAGAAAAACCAGTTTACTTGTCTTCGACTGGAGATTCTAAGTTTGTTTTTAATTACAGAAACTATAGAAATTTCCCTATCCCGCCATTTGAAGAAATTAAATATTATAAAGAATGTAAATT